GCGTTAACAGGTATTTGATTTGGGGGTGAAGTAATATATGAAGGTTCTGATGTTCTACTTCCAACATAATATCCCCCAACTAATGTACCATTACCCGGATTAATATTTGGAACTAATAAGTTAACTAAACCTTGAGCAATACCAAATAATAAACCATAATCTTTATCATACGATGGTTGATATCTGTTATAATTTATATTTGCAAATAAAACTGACCTTTGTCCGTTACCGGTGTTTGCCAAAAATATTTGTGAACCACTTCTATTAAGATTTAATATTGGACCTAATAAACCACCTGTTAATTGATTTACAGTGTTTAACGCGTTTGATGTTTGTTGTGTTTGACTATTTTCGTTGTTATCGTTAAAATAATCACCAGGTATTAACGAAACAGGCCAATAAGCCCCCGCCAATCTTGTTAAGAAGTCGGCAGCCGCCACAACAGGATTTTCCGGTACTGTTATCTTCCAATTTTTATAAACTAAAGGTTGTTGACCTGATAACATCATACTAACCTCAAAAGGGTCTTGTAATGATTGTAAATTGATTTGACCTAATGTGTTTTGGAATAACTCAGCGTCAATTCTTTTTTTCAATAAAGAATTTAACTCTGATGCACCGAATCTTGCGATAAACGAATCTTGAGACAATAATCCATTACTACCAATAGGGTTTGGTGATAATAAAATATTATATGGTGAATACGACGAAGGTGCAAAACTTGGTGGCTCCCAATAAGGTTGATAAATCTTATTATTGTTCTCAACATCAGTAATAATAACTAAATCATTAAAACTTCCCGGAGGTCCATATCGGTTTTGAATATAAGCGGCATCAATGAAAAACTCATTTACTAAATCTAAAACAGTATCATTAGGATTATATTCTCCTTGGTTTGATGCAACAGGTAAAGGAGGTCCGTTAAAATTTATTTGAGTACTATAACCCCCATCAGGACCATATTCATTTAACGGATATAATAAATTTGAATAAGAGCCATTAGTAATTAACTCACCCGGAGAATCAATGACGTTACTAACACTTAAAATTGTTTCATAATTAACTTGACTCACAGGTGGGGTATATACTCCCTGAACACTGTAAGGTGCCAAGTTTTTAACCATTAGTGAATTTCTAAAGGAAGACGTGGATGCAAATGATAATGAACTCTCTGCCATATATTCTGATTTACCTATAAATAGATTGTACTTTATTTTATGCTAATGAACTCGCACTTATATTACTATTCATTAATTGTGTTTTGTTTGCCGTTGGAGCCATTAAACCATTACTATACATCGCCTCTTTTAACGCTCCGACCATACCTTGTTGAACATCCGTATTTTTAAGAGCCATAACTATTTGGTTAGTATCAACATTACCTGTTGTTTTTAAATCAATATTGTGATTTAATGTTATTTCAATTGGTTTTGTTGTGTTTTGTAAATTATTTGTTGTATTAGATTCTTTAGCTACGTTCGCTAAATTTTTTGTATTTTGTGAAATTTGAGAATTATCTTGTTTTGTATTAGCAATTCTTTGATTACCTTGTGGATTTAATTTACCACTCACCATTTGCCCAATCTGACCAATTAATGGAAATTGTTTATTTAATTTATCTAATTCAACATTTGCATTTTCCAAAGAAGTTTGAAGAGTTGTTTTAGTAAAAGTACTTAAACTATCAAAATTTTCTTTTAATTTTTGAGTAGCTTGTGCCCCATTTATTTGACCTTGGTTATATTGTTTGATGATGTCTAAATTTTTATCTACCCCACTATCTATTGACGCTCGAAGATTTTTAGAATCTAATTCTTTTGGAGATACTACTTTGGCAACACTTGATACCGAAGCTCTTGCAAATTTTTGAAGACCGGTCGTTGTTTTACCACCAGCAAGGGCTAAACCTGTTTTATCCGCAGTACCTCTAATTGCAGCATCGATAGATTTTAATGTACTTAATTGGTCTTTAGCCAAATCCTCCATAGTTTTTGGAGCGGTATTGGCCATTTTTTCAAGAGCCGCATAATCTTCTTTTTGTAAATCTTCAATTGCTTTAGTAACAGTTTGTCCGGTTTCTTCATCAGTAACTTGTACTTCATATTTTCCACCCTCACCCATTTCAGCCATATTGGCTATCATCATCTGTTGTTCTTCCGTAGCAAAATCAGGAAAACGGATTTTACTCATTTTATCATCTAATTCAGCACTAGCCAACGCCATTTTTGACAACTCACCCGCAGGTAATTGCAATTCTTTCTCTAACTCTCTCATTTGACGTTTTGCTCCCGGCATAATCTCAAAATTACCGTCTTTACCTAATTGTACAAATTGTTTACTCATTTCCGCTAATTGATTTTGTAACTCAGCAGGGTCATTTTGAGCTAAGTCCATTAATTTTAACGGGTCAAGTAAACTACTTTGAGAAACCCCTAATCTTTGCATAGCCGCAGCCATTTCAATAGCCCCTTCCGGGTTAAATACTCTTTCAGCAAACCCTAAAGTTGTTTTCATATCAATTCTTAACATACTCGCCTGAGCCGCCATTTTTGCTAAACCGGATACTCCACCCTCAAAATTATATTTATTAAGTGCGTCCATATTTTGTAAAACTTTTGACGAAACTTCTTGAGCGTTCACACCTGATTGAGCGGCAATATCTACAACATTTTTCATTTCTTTAGCAACTTTTCCGGCACCAATACCAACATCTTTAAAACCTGTAATTAATTCTCCTACTGATTTGTTTGTCACTTCTGAAGTAGCGTAAAGGTCTTTATTTACTTCAGCAGATAATATTACGTTTCGTTGTAAAGCCTTTGAAGCATCCTGTTGTGTTTTAATAACGTCCGCTATATCACCACCTAAAGTTCTAACATTACTAACAGCATCAGCCATTGTAGCGTTTAAAGTTTGAGCCATTTGTTGACCAACACCAAACTGTTTTAAAAGTTCACTAGTCCCATCATCAAGTTTAGCGATAACTTCACCAATACCCGTGATATTGCTTTTTAAAGCCTTACTGAATTCATCAATAATACCCTTAGTTACATCAGCACCTTTTTCTAAATTACTACCAGCATCTTGCATATTAAATTTGTTTTATAAATAAATACACCAAAGACATATTTTAATTTACGTCTTTGGTGTATTATCGTCGATTATTCTGTTTATTAAAAATTTTCTAACATAAGTAGGCATCTCGTTGAAGTCACTATATGATGTTCTTATAAATTTGGCCATCAAGTAATATTCCTCAATTAGAAATTGTCGGTAATTAAAAGAAAGGCCGAAAAAACTCCACCCCAAAGGTTATCTCGAAAGATACCAGTTCTCCTGACGGGGCGTTTGTTGTTCTTTTAAGGTCTAATGACGGTTCATTATCTCTTAGAAATGTTCTTATGTATTTAGAATCCATAATTGGTAAAGTATCAACAAACATAGCAATTTTACCTTTATCACTATCACCATCAATTTCAACAATTTGTTTTTGTAATTTCCAAGTAATTCTTGGAGCTTGTCGACCCGCAGGATATTGTTCCACCATCTTATCTAACTCAATAGTGTCATAAAATGTTGTTGGTCTTAATTTAACCGTCACACCTGTTTTAGGTAAAACAGTTGTAAATAAACCATTTTCATCAGGTTGATGTTTGGTTTTTTTAATATTTAATTCATCTAATATAACAGTGTGAGAAAATTGTTTATTAGTTTGTGGGTCAATTAAATTAATAGTATATTCAGCACCAAAAGAAGTATTTCTTAAAAATATTAAAATAGCCTCAACATCACCATCTAACAATTCTTCAGGACGTAAATCATGTTCATATAATTTATTTCTTAATAATGTTAAAACAACATTTTCTTTACCTGATATCGCACCAATTAAATAATTTTCATCAGATGCCGTTAAATAACCAACTTTAACCGACTTTTTTTTAGATTTATAAAAAATCCCACCACTTGGTAATGATACCACGTCATGAGGTAATGTGAAATTTTCTGTTGCAGCATTAATTAAATTTTCATCCATAATAATTTGTTTTTATTATAAAATATAAACGTATCTGTTTTTTTTTAAATAGTTAATAAAAAATCCACATACTTTTGATATGTGGATTCTTAATTTTAAATATATTTTGTAATTTTTAGTAAACTAATATACATCTATCCATACGTAACACCGCTGATATAGTAGCCAATGCGTCTGTATTATATGCCAACGAATCAAAGTTAACATCTGATAAGAAAGTCCCTTCCAATATCCATTTCTCAACAACTACACCCGTTGGGTCTAACATCTCAAGGTCAACATTCTTTTTATAACCCGCAGCATACCCCATACGTCCGGTAACTGATTCTGCACATAAACGTACCCACTCCATAAGTGCCTGAGACGCTGAAGGTCCAATTGGGTCACGGAATTTAACATTTATTGTACCCCAAGTAAAACGACCGGCAACATATGTTTCAGTGTTTAAAAATGGAATCGCAACAGGATTAATTGTTATTTTTGGTCTTGCTGCCGATTCTACGAACCATTCATTAATTCCTAATGTTGAAGGAAAACGTAATATAAACCTATTTTGTCTTTTAGGTTCGTAAGGTATGGGCATTTTCATTAATAAATCAGCCATTTCAATTTGTTTTTAATTTTATTTATTTTATCTTTATTTAATAAATATCACTATTTAAAAAATATTTTAGTTGACTTTTAGAATTTAATTTACTATTATTTTCTTCCAGTCTAGTTTTATTTAATACTAGTTTTAATTTACTAGTTTTTTAATTATTATTTATTATAACTATTTAATATTCTTTTTTTATTCCTCCTGCTGTTGAATAAGTTTTAATAATATTTTCCGGGTCTTGCTCAAAATGTTTTTTAACTACATCTACATTTCTTACATCATCATCAGAAAACCCTACTTTAGGCACAAAATAATTACTAATTTTATTTTTTAAAAAAGCTTTTTTCTGAATTTTTTTTGAAATATCTTTAACATATTGAACAAATTCTTTTAAAGCTTTAATTTTACCTTCTTCCGGATTTGTTGCTGAACCCTCACCAAAAGACACCGGATAAAAACGACACATATCTAAATATTCTTTTATCATTTCTGATTTAGATATTTCTTCTTCATCCGCTAAATCACGATATTTTTCTAAATTCTTAATTAATTCATTAGAATTTATACCGTTTGTATTTGATACAATATAATTGTAAACACCTTGTTTAAGTACATTAGGGTTGTGACCTCTTGCGGTAACAATCGAAAAAATCGACCCATTATTAATTGCCTCAACAAAATCACCCCAAGCAGGTCCTGGTTTTGCTAACATAGCGTCAACAATAAATTGTTTATCTCCTTTATCCCGAAAATATCTGAAAGGTTCTTCCGCAAAACCAACAATAGTATGGTCATTATACTCAAATGGTTGATTACCAATTTCCGTTCTATAATCCGCAAAATCTTCAGTTGACATACCTACTTCACGACCTTCATCATCTTTTAAAATAATTTTGGTTGGCATCGTAACAATGTTATCGTCCCAATCAAATGCGTAGTATTTTTCATCAGGAGCACCTGATTCATCAATACCTTCTTTTAAAATTTTTTTATTAAACATAATTGTTATTTGGCTTAATTATGACCCACTATTACAATGGGTCATAATTTTATTTATTATATATTCTCGAAAGACGCACCTGTTGGAGTGATATAGAACGTGATGTCTATAAATTCTAACGATTTGGTTGGTTTGATGTAAATCTTACCTGTCATTTGATTTCTGTCTAAATCAGCTGCGTCTGACGAAACTGTTACACGGAAATCGTAAAGACCTCTATCTCTTCTAATCGAATCTAATATTGGGTTAACAGAATCTAAGAAGTCTTGTCTTACTTTAGCATCGTTTTGTTCAAATAATAATCTAACAGAAACTGCCGATATTAATTTACGTGCTTGAAGTAATAATCTTCTTACGTTGATTCTATCAAGAGCCGATTGTCTAATTTGAAGAGTTTTGTTACCCCAAATTACTGTTCCAACATCAGAGAACGTTGCGATTGGATTTAAACGACCTTGATATAGAGTATCTCTATTCTCTTGAGTTAATTTAATTCTCGCTTTAACCGCATTTACAATACCTCTCGTGTAACCCGCAGCTGCGAACCAAGGATAAGCAATGTTGTCTGTTAATGCTAAGTTTCTCGTTACCTCAGCAGTTGCCGGTAAGTAAATTTGAGTATTATTAACAGTATCTCTCATTAATACCCAAGGGTAGTAAGTAGCCGTGTAGTTAGAGTCAATACCTGAATTCGCTAAATTATCTACGGCCTCTTGTGGGTAAATAAAATCAAATTGATTACCTGTTGAAGGAACATACATATTGTAGTCAGGTGTTGTACAAACGTACAATGAATCCGCTCTACTATATTCAATCATATCGATTGCGTTTTCAACTAAATTAGAGTTATTAACATAATCAATACCCGGTGTAACAAACACATTAATATTTACCGCTTCAGGATTTGCGAATGTTTCTTGACCCAATAAATAAGCGTAATAATCAGTGTTAGCAAAATCTTGAGTATTACCGGCCACACTAATTTGTTTAAATGCTCCCCAACCTGTCGCTGAAGGGTATCTTGGTGTTGGACAAGCTCCTTTTAAATAACCTGCTCTACCTAATACAAATCTATCAGTATTTGTTCTAAATTCTCTGTAGATATCCCATCCATCAAAACCACCTTTAACTAGTAAAGTAAATTTACGTGCAAAAATTCTATAATAAGGATTTTCAGGGTTATCAGGGTCAGATGTAAATGGTGCATCACCACAGAAGAACGCCGGAGTACCACTAGTTACAAACACATTTGGTATTGTAATACCTGTTGCGTTTTCATCCATATGGAATCCTCTTGTTCTAAAGTTCCAAGGATTACCTTCAGTATCATTACAGATATCTAAAGGAAGTTGTGTTCCTTTATATTGGAAGAAGTCAACATCAATACCTTCAGTATCGGAGATACCTAAATAAGTTCTTCTTACATTATCACCTGCACTTGTAGTTGTGTCGTCCGCACCTGATGCCAAACCAAATGGTGGATTATAAACTACTTCACCAGGATAATAGTATTTAGATTTTATTAATGGGAATGGTGGTCTTACACCAGCATATTCTCTATAATCATATCCCAAGAATCCACAAGGAAGTGCATCTACAGGAGCGTCTTCATTCATTTCAACCATTACATAACTTGATAATAATGGATATTCACCATCTAAACTACCAATTTTTTTACCTACGAATGAATTATCTTGAGGGTTCATTGTACAGTTAGTATATTTTTCAAGAACTACAGGTGCTGAATCAGTATCGAAGAAATCTCTAATCAATACATCAAAAGTACCGTTGTTAAATGACATATTAGCTAACGATATTTTAATATCAACGTTAGCAGAATCACCATCAGCAATAGTTGTAAATTTAAATAAGTTATAAACTTTATTACCCCTTAATTCTGAAACAACCCAAGGTGATACCGGAGATTGATATTTCTCTAAATAAAAAGCTATTGATGTTGGGTCAATTGCTTGACGTGCATCAGGTAAAGCAGTTAATTCACAATTTAAACCTCTAATATAACCCATTCTCCACGCATTAGTTAATAATGCTTGGAATCTTTCTTCAACAAATAACGGAACAACTGTTCTCGGTTTAGAGAAGTTAGACGAACCAAATACTTTACTAATATATTTAGGGTCAGAGTTTGATAATGATGTTTCAAAGAAATATTGGTCACCATCTTTACTTGTGATGTTAACACCAAAAGTTGAAAATGGGTTTTTAGTTACACCAGAATATGTTCCTGTACAATCTAAACTAACATCAGTTAATCCTGATACTTCATAAACCGGACCATCATCTAAACCATATGTTGAAAGACCTCTTGAACGTAACGTAGCAATTACTAAATCATCATAATCAGTATATGCGGTTCCCGAGTAGACATAAATAACACCTATCAATGTACCTGTATAACAATGAACCGGTCTAGCCGTCGTTGTTGAAGTAGTCGATGTTGATGTAGTAGTTGTACATGGGTCGGTCGTAGTAGTAGTAGTTGATGTTGATGTTGTAGTTGTTATTACAGGTGTTAATGTTAACCCTGTTACAACAGACCAAAATGAAAATCCTGTATATGCCGCATTTCCAACATTATCGAATAATGAGTAATACCAAGGGTCATTTTGTGGTGCAGAATAATTACATAAATTAGCACTTACATTATCAACTTCATAAACATTTGTTTCTCCTGTATATACTTCACTTAATCCTGAATAAACACTTGTTGGTACCGCTCCATAGTAATAAATTGAAGTGTCTTCTTTTGATGGTGTTGAAACTACGTCAAAAATTTGTTTAGAGAAATCAGTATACAATGTACTCATACTACCATCAAACTGTTCGTAAGGTTCGTACAATATTGAAGATATTTCAGGTGCTAA